TCAACCGTAACGAAAGTCGTTATGGTTGCCGCCGATACCCCAAATTTGGGTATCACGAGTAAGCCCCAAAATCTGGGTGTTGCTCTTACTACCCAAACTACGGGTAGTTTCCGTAATTTCATGGTCGAGTTGCAGATCTGCAACTCCCCCATCAACCACAGGCGAATTTCCGCCTTCGGTCATTCCTTAATCATCTGCGTAATCATAATGATTATTCAGCCAGCGCAATTTTGCGCTTTGCTTTAAGTTCAACCAGTTACCGCCAGCTTCCCCCAATGGGGGATTGTGGAATAATCAACGGTTTAGGCCTTAATCATCTGCGTAAACATAAGTAATCATAATGATCATTCAGCCAGCGCAATTTTGAGCTTTGCTTTAATCTCAGTGAGTTACCGCCGCAACCGTTCCGGCTTCTTCCAGTGGTACGTGATTTTCTCCTTCTCCCGATACATCTCCACGCGGCGACGGTATGCCAGCAACTCAAGGACTCTGGTTCGTATGTTGCGCATATCCACGCCGTTAAGCTCAATACCATCACGGCGCATCACCTCAGCAACAACACGCGCATAATTTTCAGCGGTCACGCTGTCCGGTTGCGTGCCCTGTTCGTCATGCTGCTGGCTGATTCCGGTAACGCGGCGGATTAATCGCAGTAGTTCGGCTTCTGTCATTGTGCCCCCATCGTTCTGATAGCCTGGTGTCGTCGGGTCCTTCCTGGAATTATGGCCCGTTACGGGGCGGCGGCCTCGCGGTTTTTATCTGTTTATGAAAATTTTCCGGCAAAAGTCAGATCCGTTCTTCTTCTCTGTAACAGACTGTTTAACAATGAAAATATTAAAAAAAGAAAGGATCTGACACGAGGCATTTTAGCCAGAAAATGCCATTATCAGATCCTTTCTCATTTTTGTTCAATAATTGCGCTTCTGTTACTTGCCTTTCTTCTGTAGCAACTTTTCCGGTACGTTTCCGGTTGTTTCTTTCAAGTAATCAGCCAGTATCTGTGGGAGGTTGTCGGCAACTCTGGCACTGGCATTACAGGCTTTAACCACTTCCCTTTTAAGCCTGTCCAGCATGGCGGGGGTAATCTGTGGGAAGCTCCTTTGCATAGTAAGCGGGAGGCTGTCCATGATTGATGAAATCTGACTCGCCAGCTTTGAAAGCGCGTACAGGCAAAACTCAGTATCAATCACGTCACCGCGATCGCGCTCGTTTTTAAGTTCCTGCGCCTCCGCCTGTGCTGTCAGTAATCTGATCCTGACTCGTAAGAGTTCATCATCATCAATATCGCCTTTGTCGTTTGTAAGCTGGCTAATTGCATTGTTAACCCTATTGTCTATCACGCTGGCAACATCATAAAACGCCTCACGGCCTTTACGTTCAACGGGAGTCACTCCCCACTTGTCGAACGCTGTCGCACTTACACGGCAGCTTTTCGCCATGTTTTTTTTGTTCATCAGATGAGATTTCATTAATACACCAACTTAATTACTGCTTCAGGTTGGTGTATTGTTTGCATCTTTCCCTTTTCATTCATAAAGATAGAGCAAACAACAAAACCACCACCACCCCCCTGAAAAGGCTCATAAATAGCGAAAACGCGCGAGGTCGCCGCCCCGTAACGGGCCATAATTCCAGGAAGGACCCGTAAAAAAGCCGGATTTCTCCGGCCTTGTCTCAGATGGTTTTCAGTATGCGATCGATGTCGCCGTCATCGCCCTGGTTTCTGCCATCGTATGCCATGCCAGCTGATACGGCTTGCGGGCTGTGCATGTCCATAAAGTTTTCAAAGGCTGCGGTAAGTTCCGGCGCAACCTTCGGACGTTCCTGCTCTATGGTCATGCTAAGGATGCTTTTAGCCGTACCAACATCGATACAAGGCACGTTTGCCATTGCACGCAACAGCGGCTGATAGTCTTTATGCTCATGAAGCGCCATAATCGCATCAGCGCGCGGCTTGTCCTGCTCTTCCAGTTTGTTTAGTTGATATACGGCCTCATAGGTTGATAAACCTCTGTCAGCCATTGCCCGCGCTTCGGCTTTAAATTTACTCGCCAGCGGTAGCGTCATGATGCTTTCATTCGTTGCCATCGTTCCCCCTGCTTATCGGGCCAGCGGCTGAACGGATACGCCGGAACCCGCAAAGGCGGCGCATTTTTTCGCATCGGTGTCGACGCTCTCAGGCCAGTTAACGGCGGCAATATTGAATATCCCCGTCTTGTAACACTGTGCTGATTTCTGCTTTGACGTGTCCACAGGGTACGAGGTCAGATAAACAGCCTTGCCAGATTCCTTACCATCCCACGGCTTAAACTCGCCATTGTCCGCCAGCATCAGCGGGGTAAATTCCTGAATAACGCCAGCATCAGCGGCAAAATGTACCAGCGTCGTGGCGACCTGCTGACTGCCTGCAAATAACTCAATGTATGGAGTGTCCATAGAATCCCCCCGTTAACCAATTTTGACGGTAACAAATTTGCGAATATCTGCCGGTACCGGCTGCGGTGCACTGTGTGTCTGCACGTACTCAATCGCCGGATCGCCGTCCTCAATCCAGTTTTTCGGGTAAAACATGTTTTGTGTTGCGCCCGTTCTTACCGCTTCCTGATCCATTATCGCACCATAGGCCACCAGCCCTTTATTGTTGGTGTTGCCCAGAACCAGCAAATCAGGCTCAAGGAAATATTTTTCTGTGCCGTCGCTGTCAGCGTATTTGCCGGAATAGACGATAAGGGCAATATCGCCCAGATAGCCTTTAAAGCTCACCACTTCGCCCAGGTTTTTACAGGCCAGTTCTGCGGCGGATTCTGAACCACGGGAAAGATCGTACAGCTCACGGAATTTTTTAAAGCTGCGTAACGTGCGCCATACCTCAGCGCCCATAATCATGACGTTTGCGGGGCAACCAGCCTGATCAGCATAAAGCTCGATGTCATAGATTGGGTCGTGCATCTCTTTATCCTGCTCGGACCATTTTTTACCCTTGCCCTGCTCTATGATGCAGTTTTCCGGTATTTTCCAGTCTATTTCATAGCGTTCTATGCCTTCGCCCTCAATAATGTTTTTTCCGGTCGTTATCGCATTCACCGCCAGCCATTCCACGCGCGCTTTAATGGCGTTTACCTGGCGGCGCATGTTGCCAGTAATCAGGCGCATACGTCGGTAGGTAGGGTCGTTAAGCTGTGCCGGATCTTCTCCAGCCATGCGCATGATGGTTTTTGTTGGATCGATTTCGTGCTTTGGCTTCATGTAGCCAGGTTTAATCGTGCTGGTTTCGTATCCTTTATCGCGCTGTACCTGGCTGCCAACCATAGGCGAACAAAACGCCGACATGGTGACTTCTTCAATGTCCAGGGTATCCAGCATGATGTTTTGGGTGCTGAATGTCGCCACGTTCGGGAAAAACAGCGTGGTAAACAGCGGACTGAATTTAAATTCCGCAATATCCCCGCGATTCAGGTACGCAAAAAGCTGGTTAGTGTTAAGTGCCGTTGCTTTGCCTGCCATTATTCACCCCCATAATTTTTATGCATCCCAAGCGCCGCAAGTAAATAAGAGCGCACAAGTGAACCTATCGACGGCTCCGGCGTCATCAGCGGATCCAGTCCAGCCGCTACGCCAGCCTCATAGTTTTTTTTGTGGCGCTGCTTGAGCACCTCCACGATTTCGGGGCTTATGTACACCGAAACACCGCCTTTTTTCTCTTCTGCCATAGTCAGAAATTCCTCTTTGACTTAAAAAATCACAACTGGATGTTCATCCAGTTATGATTATAATCATGATTGCATTTTGCGCAATAAAATTGAGTTGTGTTGCAAATTATGAAATGATTTACAGCAACAGTAGTCACCATGCTGTTAACCTCGTAAGCAAAAGCCCGATAAGCTTCCTCCTGTACTTATCGGGCTTTTTTTGGGTACAAAAAGCCGGATTTTCTCCGGCCTGTGCGTTCAGAACGGAATATCATCACCGTAGGGGTCATCGTCTCCCGCTGGTGGCTGATTACCCTGTGCGCCTGTGGTTTTGCGTCTGTTCCCGCCAGGACGTGCCGCACGGGCACTGATTACGCTGTCTGCAATAACCTGATAACCCTGCCGCGTTTCCCCGTTCTGTCCGGTCCACTGGCTTATCTGCATCACGCCAGATATGCTGGCAACGTCGCCTTTTTGATGTTTAGCCAGGAAGTCGGCCTGCTTACCAAATGCCATCACCGATAGCCATAACGTAGCCGTTCCGTCATCTGCCTGGCTGCACGGAAGGGGGACCGCCATACGCGCCAGCGTCATCGGTGTGCCCTTGCTGGTCTGTTTTACCTGCGGGTCGTCCACCAGCCGCCCGTAAGCGGCTATCTGTGCTGTCATGATTCCACCTCTCCGGTTTTAACGTTGATGGTTGTTACCTGTTCCGCTTCGGCAATCTCCCGTTCTGTCAGCGTGGCAAAGTTTGCCGCCGCTGTGGTCATGAATGCGCTTATCAGTTCGGGATGTTCCTTCGCGTATCCTTCCCGCGTGTGGCGGTCTATCGTTCTGATTGCCACCTTTAAGGTGTGCTCAGTCATGTCTAACGCTTTATATTTTGGCTCTGTTCTGTCTCTGCGAATTTTGGTCATTTGTCGCCCCTGATTCATGTTTTCGGCTGGCATGTTTGTTAAGTGATTTTGATGTATGCGCATTTATTTTCACCCCCTCGTTTAAAAAGTTTTTAGTTGTGCCTCCCCCCCTCTACCCATCTACCCGAATGCTCATCATGTCAGTAATGGCGCGGCTTTCAGCGGGTAGATAGCTTTTTGAGCTCCTCTACCTGCCGTCTACCCTGCTACCTGAAACTGATAAAATCAGGTAGAAGAGGTAGAGAGCTTTTATTAGCCTTCTACCTGGCCCTCTACCCACTTATCATGTTGAATAATATGTATTTATTTCATTCAGGTAGATGGGGTAGAGGGCTTTTACAAAAAATTATAAAAACGCGTCGCAATCGTCTGTTGTAATTGCGTTGGTCTGCGTTACTCCCTTAACTTTTCGCGTAATATATTCATGCCCGTAAACTTTCGCCGCTGGCTTCATGGCCTTGCTGAACTCAGCCACGTTTAGCGGTTTGCTCCTGCCTGCGTATGCCATAAACGCCAGATAGACGCGGTAAAGGCTGTTCCTGGTCGTGTACTTCACTGAATCACCACCGCCACCCATCATCAGGCCGCGCGCTTCCTCCAGAAAATTCAGGAACTGGCAAAACTCAATAACCGGATCCGTCTGTTGCTTTATTGCCAGTGCTTCATCACCGTCACGCTGTTCCAGTAGTAAAGCCCTCGCCTTTTCAGGGTCGGTAAAGTTCGCCAGCAAGCGGCGGATAATAACGGGGATTTCAGCCGCAATTTTTTCCGGTAGTTCCCTGTCTTTTTCGGCCTCACTAACAATATTGTCGAAACGGAAAATCACGCGACGACGTGCCACACCTCCGGCCCGTTCGGTGAATATCATCGGGTTATTATTGGTCGCCAGCACCACCGCCCTGATTACCGCCGTGAAACGCTTTTCATATTTCGGGTTTATTTCCACGGGGTCGCCGCCCGTGATTTTCTTGATGCCCGTTCCTTCGCCTGTATATTTCGGCTGGTCTGCCAGGACGATAAGACGACTCCCGACAACCTGCGCACGTCCACCAGCATCATCAAGCGATGTCATTTCAGCGCTTACCGTGTTCTGTTTCCCTGCCAGAAGGCTGGCTATGTGTGTGAATGTACTTTTACCGCTCCCGCCGTCTCCGGTGGCCTCAATAAACATCTGCCAGTCGTACCGGTTCGCCATAATCATGTACAGCGCGGCACATATACGCATCATCTTGCGCGGGTCTTTTCCGGCTGCGTGATCAAGCCATTTATGAAAGTTTGGCGCGTTGTCGCGGATATTCTCCCCTGGTGCTGGTGGCGTGTATTCAATGCCGTTGTGCGTGGTGATCCAGTTCTCCGGCGTGTGCGGGGAAAATTCCCCTGTTTTCAGGTCAAGCGCACCATTGGCGAACGGCAACAAATCGCCGGACGGCTCGCCCATTGGTTCGGCAATAACTTTTAATGCTTCCACGGCGTTATTGATTACGCGCTTGCTGAAAGTGGCCCTGTGCTCTGAATAGATCGCCACCATTTCGCGGCTAAGTTCCATTGTGCTGACCGGACACCATACCCCGCCGCGCCATACGTGAACGATTTCACTTTCCGGATGCACACAAACGCCATCAAATCGACCAGCAAGCATCTGTGCGCGCTCACTGTCTGCCATTTGTGCCAGTTGCGTATTTTTCTGCTCCGGCATGGTAAGCCCTGCGGCAATATTTTCACGCTCAGCATTCAGATAGCGCCGCCAGTTTTCACACTTCTGGACGTGCATTCCTTCGTGGTAAAAATTTGCGTCCTGAATATCTGCCGCCGCCAGCTTCTGACCAATCTTTTTGGTCTCCACTAAATCCAGTTCTCCGGCCTGGTACAGCCTTACGCGCTTTTTCCCATCCGGAACAATTTTCAGCGCATCAAGTTCGGCAAGCTGCTTTGGCCCAAGCCACACAGGCGGCACATTATCGCCGGATGCGGGGCCATCCTGCTCCTGCCATTGTTTCGCGTGCGACCAGGCATCACTACCCGCAAAGATAATTACCTCTGTGTCTTTGTGTTTTATTCCGCGTGGCTGTTTTTTTACGTTCGGTGCCAGTTTCATTTTTTACCCCTGAATCCGTTAATCATGGTTTTCAGCTTCTGGATGTTTGCCCGTGCCCTGGCGTTGCTGGTGGGCACGTTATGCGGCGCGGTCTGTACCAGAGAAAAATCACGCCGGAACTGATAAACAGGCATCACGCAATCATATTCGTAACCTTCACGGCGGTAAGTTACGCACCGTCCCGCCACGCCCTTAATCATTACCGTGCCGCCGTACTGGTCGCGGTAAATATCACCGCGCGTAAATTTAGGGTGAGTGTTGCCACTGGCAGTTAAGCCAGAATATTTAAGTTTCATTATTTTTATTCTCCGATAGCGTGACCTGATAAGCCGTTAATCTTCTCTGATATGCTCTCTATTTTGCTGGTTGAACTATCCAGTAATTCAGAAACGGCTAATATTAATCTTGCAGTTGATTCATCGCGTTCATTATTCACCAGCGACTGAAGCCACATATTCATTACTTCGTTTGCTGCGTTGTTTAAAGATATTGCGCTGTTGGCAAGGCTTCTTAATTCACTGGTCGCCAGTTTATTATTTTTCATAGCGTTCGGCTCTCTCATCAATTAACCACAGCGCAACACTTCCTGACAGTTTTGCCAGAAGGCCAGCTAATGCGGATATATCACCATCATTTAATTTATCAGGGTACACCTCAAGAAGGCGGCAAATAATTTCTGTCTGGTGCGCACGTTCAGCGGCTTCGTGTAATGTAATTTCCTTCATTAATGCACCTCTTTTAATTCATACACTGCTGAAATAATGACTTGTGATAAACCTGCTTTACCGGAATTACTGATTACTGAATCAATCGCCGCTTGCATATTAACGGCCTTCACGTTCTGCGTGATGCCAACGGTATAGCCGCGCTTGTTAACAGCACGGGAAAAAACGCGGAAGGTTTTAAGCACGGCATACCCCCTGACGAATACGGGCGGCAAATACAGCAACACAACCGGACGGGCAACGGCTACGCGCTTCGCGTTCCGTCCAGGCGGTTACGTGGATGATTTGAGATTCTCCGGCACTCAGTGCCAGAAAACGCCACACAAAGGCAGTTTGTGTGTGTACAAGGTGTGGTATATGATTTACAGCAACCATAACGGCTCCTCGTTTACGTTGTTGGTTAGAAGCCCCGTTACTGCTCCTACAGTGCGGGGTTTCGTCGTTTCAACACCTTGCCTAAATAAGGTGTTGAACACCAATTTAAATCGAGGTGTTAAACACGTCAAGTGTTGAACACTTATTTTTTTTCCTGCATACTGCATTTGTTTTTTATGAGGGGTGCTCAACATGGCGACAAAAGCAGTAAACGCAAAATCACAAACAGTTGCGGCAAGGGTTCCACATGAAGTTATGAACAATGTTGAGGCGGTAAAAATGCCCGGCGAAAGTACAGGGCAGTTTGTTACAGCTGCATTAAAGCGGGAAGTTGAATACCGCCAGCGTCGCAAGGCCAAAGAATCAGAATAATCACTATCAGCGCCGTGGTGTGAGGTACTACGGCGCATTGCTTTACAGGGCAGTATCATGACCAACAACACACTATCACCAATACAAGACTCGCAAACGCAAGATGATGAAATCATCCGGCAAAGGCAGTCAGAAGCCTGCGCCAGACTTGAGGAAGAACTAACCAGAACAAAAATACCACCACCAGCGCCGCGCTTAGTGCCACCAGAAAAATTTGCCCTTGAAGATTTTGTCGATAAATACCCACGGCGGCTTAAATCCGGCAAAAACCGACCGCCAGGATGAGTGCACAAAACCGAACTATGAAACGGATTATTCCGTTTCCGGGGCGTTTGTGTGTGTATAAAGAGTAAGCTATGCTCTTTTATAACCATAATCGTTACCTCAATTAATGGTTTGGTTAGACGCCCCGTATGTGTTCCCATCACTGCGGGGCGTTGTTTTTTGTGCTAGTTGTGTGTAATGTGTATATACACATAAACACATTATATGGGGTGTAATTGACGTGTCAACACACAAGAATGAAAGGCGTGGTAATCCTCCTTTCCAGTTCCGTTTAGATCCTGACTTACGGGAAAAGATGGAAAAAGCACAACAACAAGACGGTGATGACTCTTTAGCTGCTTGGATAAAACGAATAATCCGAAAAGAATTACAGCAACGCGGTATTGAACCCAAAGAATAAAAAACATCAGCGCCGTGGCGTGAGGAACTCCGGCGCATTGCTTTACAGGTACACACAATGACCAATAAAGAATCAACCAATACACCATCGCAAAAAACGAACAGAGAGCACGAAAATATGGCGCTCGAGCATGAATCAGAAAGATTCGCTCCATGCGCTTTTGTCCTTGATGAGTTTCTAAAAAAATATTCACGTTCTGAACGGATGAAAATGGCAGCACAATACGGCCCCAACAAGCAAGGTAATTGCCCACCAGCCTGATAGCGGCTATCATTCCCGTGCTTATGTTTGGGATCACATACACATAAGGCGCAGCAGGTTAATTGTTCAGAAAGGCGGCTCCATATCGGGGCCGCTTTTTTTATGCCTGAAAAACCCCAATTTTGTTGTTTTTCAGTTTCACCAGGGCGAACGAATCCCCGCCCACGTTCGGGCGCATATTCAATCTTCATAGTTATATCTCTGTATTAGTGGATGTGTGGCGACTGTGTGCCGCCAGTCTTTTTAGTGAACTGCCTTGCAGCTATCCTTCCAGGCCAAAACCTCAGATAAAGACCAGCCAACAGAACGCCCACCAAGTTTACGACGTGATGGGAATTGTCCGGCCTTTTCCAGGCGGTAGCGGCATGAGCGGCTAAGGCCTGTTAGCTTTTCGCATTCTTTTTCACGTATAAACCGATCAGTGCTTAACACTATTGCCCCCTTTCGTTTCTTAAAGAGTTATTTCGTGTTCTATTGCGTTGGGATGTGTCTGATTGTGTCAGGATGATTCAGAGTTGGCAAATGTTGGTGTCGCATGGTTTACAGAAAGAGGAATAATCAGGATAAAATCATTTAAATTCATATCAATACAAAGGCATAAAATCTTGTTTTATGCCTTTTTTCGCACGCTTTAACGCGTAATTCACTAATGTATAAAAAACCAGCTAAGCATTAAAAATCAGTAACTTATAAATCTGTATTCTTTTTGGCCTCTTGTTCGTGATTGTGTCACGTTGTTGCACATTGTTTCACGTTGTATCTGTGCACTTATCCAGTATGCGCATACTGAAAAAACACGAAAAAAATTATTTTATTCTGGTTACTGGTAGCGTGGTTACGTTTTCATGTGTTCCCGCCAGTATCTCCAACCGCTCCACCCACATATCAAGCGCATTGCGTTTCGCATCAATATAGCGGGAATGGTTGTACACGCGTTGCATTCCTGGCATCTGGTGGCCTGTAAGCTGCTCCACGACGTGAGGATCAACGCCTAAATCGTTCAGCATGGTTGTAAAGGTGCGCCGGATGTCATGCAGTGACCAGTGAGGGTGTTTAAGCCTCCTGTGCACCAATCTGCCGTACTGCGATACGCTGGTTTCCTGTTTCACTTCCCCCAGCAATAAGCCCGTGTGCCTGTTCTGCTCCACCAGCTGCGTGACGAACGGCAGTATCGCTTCCGGTATGGGCCGGAATATGGCTACCTTCGTTTTGCTGTGCTCCTTCGGAACGGTCCAGAGCATTTCGGTAAAATCCCACTCGCCGATCTCCGATAACCTCAGTTCTACTGTCCGGCATCCGAAAACAATCAGGAGGCGGATTAGTGCGACGTAGTAAGGGGAAAATATTTTTTTGTCCAGTGCCTGCAATAATTCGCCAAGTTCTTTGTTACTTAAGACACGCTCACTTATATCCGGTTTTTTCCCAACGTCCGCCACACTCATATCATCAAGAACGTTGCTGATTGCATAGCGCCGCTTCCTGCAGAACTTAAGCGCCTGCTTGCATGTCTGTAGCAGGAACCCGGCGGAAACAGGGGCTTTCTTTGCCACCCGATCAAAACAGGCCAGCCAGTGCCGTAGCTCGCATTTATCCAGCGGCATAGGGCCAATGTGCTGTATTACGTGATTATTTAGCCGCTTTTTCAGTGGGTCATAATCCACACGGTTTTCCTTTGCGTACGACTCAAGCCAGTAGGTGAGCGCATCGCCAACCGTTACCGGCTTTAACGCTTCCTGTACGGTGTAATTCATTTCATGACGTGGATTTTTCCCCTCTGCCAGCCATGCGCGACACTGGGCGGCTTTTTCCCTGGCTGATTTCAGGCTCAGATCAGGATAATTTCCCAGCTTAATGCGTTCCGGTGGTGCCCCCCTTCCCGTTCCGGCCCTGTAAGTGAAATACCAGGTTAAAAGGCCACTGGTTGAATGCCTGACGCTCAGGTTTCCACCGTCATTAAGAAAGGCTGTTTTTTGGGCGGGTGTGCCGTTGATTTTCCTCAGCTGTGTATCGCTCAGTTTGTTAAGTGCTCTGCTCAT